TAAATGCAAGAAATTTACAACCCGCACGAATACGCTGACCTATTCCCATTAATTACAGGTGATGAATTTGTCGAGCTAAAGAGCAACATAAAAGAACGCGGTTTATTGAATCCAGTTATTACGCTTAACGGTAAGATATTGGATGGTAGAAATAGATTTAGAGCCTGTAAAGAGGTTGGTGTTGAGGTAAAAACAGTTGAATACGATGGGGATAACGCTTTAGCTGACGTATTGAGTTGGAACTTACAGCGCAGGCACTTGAATGCCTCACAAAAAGCCTGTTTAGCAGTGGAGTTATTGCCTATTTATGAGACAGAGGCAAAGCAAAGGCAAGTTGAAGCTGGAAAGGCTGGTAATGTTAACAGGCATAATGAATCGCCGGTTAATGCAAAATTGCATGAACCGGCAGAACAAGAGCCTGCTAAACCTAAAGTAAAGCAATCCACAGAAAAAGCCGCAGTCGTAACTGGAGCAAGTGCGCGTTATGTATCTGAGGTTAAAAGAATCCAGCAAGAGAAGCCTGAAGCATTTGAGCTAATAAAATCTGGCACTAAAACAATTCAGGATATTAAGAAAGAAGAGAAGTCAGAAAAGCTTGAGGTTAAAAAGCAAGAACTAATCAAAGAAACAGCTAATGACATAAAAGAAAATAAGCCTGTAATTCATCATACGGATTATGGAAACTTATTCCACATGTTAGATAAACATAGCATGGATTTATTAATAACTGACCCACCGTATTCAACTGATATTGATGATATTGAGGGCTTTGTTGATGAATGGTTGTTTGATGCTTTAGATAAGGTGAAAGAAACAGGTAGGGCTTATATTTGTATTGGTGCTTACCCTAAAGAGCTTCAGGCGTACTTAAATAAGCTATCAGAGCAAACAAGATTTATAGTTGATAACCCGCTTATTTGGACATACAGAAACACACTAGGGATTACTCCAAAAAATAAATACAACCTAAATTATCAGGTAGTTTTGCATTTATACACTACAGAAACTCCTGAGCTTGATACTTCTATTACTAATGAAATGTTTAGTGTTCAGGATATTAATGCGCCAGATGGAAGGCAAGGCGATAGATACCATACATGGCAGAAGCCTGACGAGTTAGCTATGAGGCTAATTAGGCATGGCAGTAAAGTAGGAGATAGCGTATTTGACCCATTTACTTGTACCGGAACATTTCCTATTGCTGCTGCAAAGCTTGATAGAGAGTCTGTAGGTTGCGATATATCAGAAGAAAATTTATTGATAGCTGAGAAAAGGGGTTGCGATGTCCGGTTTTCTTAAAGACTTTAAGGATGCTAATGCTGATTTTTCAGGATTCAAAAAAGAGCTTTTAAGTTATATGGGGGGTGATCTTGTAAATATAGAAACAAATGACTCACAGCTTGCAAATATGTTTGATCAATATTCTGGAATTGATGCGTTTCAGGTAGTTGATAAGCAGTTAAGAGGCGTGGCAATTAGAGTGCAGTGGGGGAATGCATGGAACACTTTTACCATTAGATATAAAAGGGCTAGTGGCGCTAAAACAGAGTATCAAAAGCGTTCAGAAGCAATACTAAATAATAAGGGGTATTTATACCCTTACTTAACTATTCAGGCGTATTTAGATAAGCGAGGCAATACTGGCGAAATACTTAGTTGCTGCGTTATTAAGACGGAAGATTTATATAAGTATTTATTTTCAAATATGCCGAGTTTAAAAACCAGAAAGTGTCCAGAAGGTAATGAATTTTTATATGTTGATTTTGATGAATTAAAGAAGCATACAAAAAACATTATTACCTTTGGAAGCTACTACTCAATAGCACAAGCAGCATAAACGAAAAAAGCCCTGCACTCGTCGAAAAGTAAACAGGGCTTTTAAACCAACTAAGTAAGGAATTATACATGATTATTCTAAGAGATTATCAGAAAAAAATAATAGAGGGAGTAAGGGAATCATTTCAGAAGGGTAACAAGCGCGTTATCTTACAAAGTGAGGTAGGTGCGGGAAAAACCTTTATCTCATGCGAAATAATGCGGTTAGCGATTGAGAAAAGACAGCGGGTTTTGTTTATTGCTCCACGCCGCCAATTGATTTATCAGACAGTAGAAGCACTTGAGCAGTTTGATATTCAATGCGGCGTAATAATGGCGGGTGTCACACCTTTCTCAATGCCATTAGTGCAAGTTGCATCATTCGATACGATAACATCAAGAGTGTCAAACGGACGAATGGCGTTACCGCAGGCTGATTTAGTGATCGCTGATGAAGCGCACATGATGTTTAGCAAAGCGCGTATCGATATTCTAAAGGCTTATCCTAGAGTGCTAGGCTTGACTGCCACGCCCACACTGGCAAACGGCAATGGAATGGGTGAGCTTTACGATGATATTGTTGAAGGAATGCCAATGGGTGAAATGATTAGCAAAAATCATCTTGTGCCTATGCGCTATTTTATCGGTGAAGCGCCTGATTTATCGGATGCAAAGCTGAATAAGGATGGTGATTACACGGAAAAGTCGCTAATGGACGCTAACGACAAGCCTGCATTAATCGGCTCTATTTACGAGAACTGGGAGCGTATCGCTGGTGACAGATGCACATTGATATTTGCGGTGAACTGTAAACATGCCGTGCATTTACATAATGAATTTTTATCGCATGGCGTTGTATCTGAATACATAGATGGCATGACAGAGCAACAAGATCGCGAAAGCATTAAAAATAATGTAATGAGCGGTAAAACTCAGGTGGTTATTAACATCGGGGTTATGGTGGCTGGTGTGAGCTGGGATCGCTTCGATTGCATTGTGATGGCTCGGCAAACTAGAAGTGTTAGCCAATGGCGACAGTGTTTGGGGCGGGGCAGTCGTAACTATCCTGGTAAGAAGGAAACGCTTGTTATTTATCACGGTGATAATTTTGAGGAATTAGGCCGTCTAGACGATCCGATTGAATGGAGTTTGGATTCTAAGGAGTCTGTTAAAGAGCGCATTAAGAAAGCCAAGGAAGAAGGTAAAGAGCCGAAAGAAATTACGTGTGGAGAGTGCGGTACGATTTTCAGATCAAGAAGAGATTGCCCTGCTTGTAGCCACGAAATGATTAGTAAAGGTGAGCCTATTCCATACCATGAAGCTGAATTAGTTGAAGTAAAGGCATTCAAGCCTAAACCGGTTGAAAAAGCGCAGTTTTACGCTGAAATGCTGGGGTATTGCCACGATAAAGGCAAGAAAACCAGTTATGCACTGGCTATCTTTAAGCAAAAGTTTGATTCATGGCCTAATAAAAAGCATGGCGTACAAGCAGTTAAGCCTAGTAAAGAAACATTGAGCTATATCAAGAGCTGCAATATTGCTTACGCCAGGTCCAGGAGCGCGGCATGATTAGCATTCACGAACAAACAAAAGGGCGCTGGACTTCAATCTTATCAATGCTGGGTATCGAGGAGCAGCATCTTAATGGCAAACATCAGGCGTGTATCTTTGGTCACGGAAAAGACTGTAGCCGCTTTGATCGCAATAGCGAGTATTACTACTGCAACCAGTGTGGGCATAAGAGCGCACTCGATTTAGCGATGGAGTTTCTAGGGCTATCGTTTAAAGAAACATGCGAAGAAATCAGACAAATGTTAGGAGAATCCAAAATGAATGCACCAATTAAGAAAGCCGATCCACTGCCAAGATTAAAGCAAATTCACAAGGGGCTATTGCAAGTTAAGCGCGGTGATGTGGTTGCTCGGTATCTAAGAAGCCGAGGTATAGCGAAACGCGGGGATGATATTTTTACGCATAAGAACGTGCCTTACTATGGTGGATTTGTTGACGGCAAAAAAGTAGATGGTGTGTTCAATGCGATGGTTAGCAGGGTAACTAATTCAGCGGGTGAGCTGGAGACTTATCACATTACGTATTTAACGGATGAGGGTAAAAAGATTGATTTCGCACCGGCTAAGATAATTGTTACACCTCGCACTACGATTACTGGCAATTCGGTCAAGCTAGGAAAGGCAGGTGAGCATCTTTGTGTTGCCGAGGGTGTTGAGACTGCATTGATGATAATGCAGGAAGAAGGGGTTACGTGCTGGTCTGCATTGAATGCCAACGGCTTAATCAAGATAGAAGTACCTGAGCATGTGAAATTGGTGAGTGTCTTTGTGGACAATGACAATAATTGCACTGGGCAAATTGCGGCATGGAAGCTAACAAAGCGATTAAGAGAAGAAGGTTTTGAGGTCAATGTTATCTGTGACTGGGGTATAGGCGAAGATTATTTAGATTGGGCTAATCGCACTGTCATTAAATCGCGTGAAGCCGCATGAACTGATATTGAGCAAGACAGTCCCGCGATGGCTAATGATCTGGAGGGATTGAAAGAAGTATTTAGTGATGTGCGGTTGATTTCACTGGATTTAGATAACGGTAAAAAATATAGATTTTAATTATGAAAGCATATTACAACGAGTTCGTTCTTCATATTACGAAATATCCAGAACAATGCGAAACCCTACACGAAAAGCTTTTATTTTATGTGTTTGAATCAAGCCCTAAAAAGCGCGAAGAGGTTGAGATAGAAAGTTATAAGCGCAGCAGCATCAGTCAGGAGCTTTGGGTCTGCACAAGTAAATTTCTACTGATGGAGACAGGCGGCCTTCTTTATCTGACTAGAAAAGGAGAAGAAAAGCTAGAAGAAATCAGAAATAAAGATATGACACGGTTTAGTCAAAAACGCGTTTTATCCGCTTTCAGATTGCATGATAACTTCACTGTTCGCGATGTACTTTATCAGCTTCATGTAGAAGCTACGCCTACAAGACTAAACACTGTCCGTACCAGGCTTAGAGCCTTAATCGGCTTAGGCAAGATAGTGCGCGTGGGCGTTGGTGAGAAGAAGCAAATCTTATACGCCAAGGCAACAAATGAGAAGGGGCGCGAGCGACAAGACTCTGTTGGTGTTCAGCTAAGAATCCGGAAGGCGAAACAAGATAAGCAGCGTTTAATTATGAGAGTTTTCCAACTGGCTTTACCTGGTATTTTAACGGCAGACAGGGGGCAGTGCCAAATAGATAAACTAAGAGATAAATTATATGGATAATCGAGAATCTGATAGTAAGCCTAAGCCGTGGGCCAGACGGATATGAGGCTTCGTATCGACTCGCAGGAAGCTAAGGGACATGCGATCAAATGTCTGGTTGATTGTGATATAGAGTCTGGACAGCAATTTATTTTAGATGATGTCGATTTGACACGCACGGCCGCCCAAAACTCTCTGATGTGGATGATTTACACCGACATGGAAAAGACGGCAATCAACGAATTCTCAGGAAGCACCAAGAACGAATGGAATGAAATGATGAAAGAAAAGTTTTTGATAAATATTTATGAGCGGGACATTGATAGCAAGGGTGGTCGTCATTTACTCGCATTACAGGAGCTTGGAGGCGCAGGTAAGGATGAAAACAAGGACGTGCATGAAATCATTGTGTATCTCACAAGTACAACGAGAGCGACACCTAAGCAATTCTCAGAATATTTGGATAGTGTGATGACCTGGTGTAATGACAGAGCGATAACGTATCGGCATCCGAGCGATTTACTCAGTAGGGCGATGGGCGCTACCTGGAGTGGTTCTTTTAAGTGACGAGTATCAAGGAGGATTAATGAGTGCAAAGCAAAAAATAAAGCCCTGGCGCTGTAAGGGCTATACGGAATGGATGCGTAGTTTGCCCTGTCGAGTTACAATGAATGAAGGAGTGGATTGCCATCATATTATTAATGTATTACCTGGCTCTACGGGTGGGAAAGTCGCTGATATTTTCGCGTTTCCTATAGGTAGGGAGTCGCATTCATTATTACACAGTATGGGGGGTAGAGCGTTTGAAAAGCGAGCTGGGATTAACCAGTCTGAGGAAGCTCTGTATACGATTAACCAAGCCCTAGAGCAGGGCTTAATTACAATTATTTGGAATGGCGATGAATGACGCAACGCACAACGTAAGAGAGACGATTATCAATGCTAGTCTAGCATATGAACTTCACGGCAGGACAGGAAGTGCCTGGCGCAATGTTTTCAAAAGAGAGATATGCGCCATGAAAACAAAGGCTGGGAGAAGACATATCTTTCTCTCGCGCATGTCAGTACAAAAAAAGACGCAGATGGATAAAGTGGTCAGTACACTTCTCAAGTTGAGTTAGTTGCTGATAGTAATAATAGCAGTAATCATGTTTCTATCGTGGTAGAATTGGTCTAAAGTTGTGGCGACTTATGAAGAAGAGTTTAAAAAAAGCTGAATTTCTATTTTGTGAGACCTATCTTCGGTCAACGTCACCACAAGTAGGAGTTTGGCTTTTTTTATGCACCCATCAGTCACTGAATATTAATCTAGGAGTAACAGCATGAGTAACGTATTTGCATTTACAGGCACAGTCGGTCGGGATGCCGAAGTCAGAACTATCCCTAGTGGCCAGACAGTATTGAATGTCACTGTAGCCAATAATATAGGCTTCGGTGATAAACAGACGACACTGTGGATTCGAGTGGCACTTTGGGGTAAACGCGCAGAAGGTAAGCTACAGGATTATCTGAAAAAAGGGCAGCAAGTATTTGTCTCTGGCGAATTATCTCAGAGAGAATACCAGGCAAGCGATGGCACGACTAAGTCCAACCTGGAATTAAATGCCAATATCATTGATTTAATCGGCAAAAAGTCAGAAGGTGGCGGAGTGTCAGCAGCAAGCGCACCGGCTACAGCAGCAAAGTCTGAGCTTTTTGATGATGACATCCCGTTTTGACGCTTTTGATACCTAAGCAGTATCAAGCAGTGCGTTAATAGCATCTCTATATTTCTGTCGCCTATGCTCTGGAAGTCCCTTTAAACGCATAAGTATACGCCTGTCCTCAAACTCTATTGTGTCAGTGTTGATAATTCCGTGCGTTAAGAATTCAGCACTGACCTTTACGACCCTGGCCAGGTCTTTTATATATTTTTCGGCTGGATTTGCTACGTTGCCACATTCAATTTTAGCAATATAGTTTCGATTCACTCCGGATAGCTCTTCGAGTTTATCTTGAGAGTACCCCCGTGCTTTGCGAGCTGTTTTTAGACGTGTCGCTAACGTCTCTGTCGTATTTATCATATTCTTGTCTGCAAAACTAAGAGATTATATTTAATCACAAATTAAGAATAATTGTTATTTTTAGCAACCAGTATGTGCTTTAGTGTTAGATAGATATTCGTTTAAATGTTACTATTAGCAATGGAATTATTTTAAATGTTACTCAATACAAGATTTCTAATTACTCCGGTTCCTAAACCACGCCAAACCAGGGCTGATAAGTGGAATAAGCGACCTTGCGTGATGCGGTATCGTGCTTTCGCTGATGATGTGAGACTGTGTGGAATTGAGATTCCAGAAAGCGGATCGCATGTCACGTTTCACATGCCAATGCCACGCACATGGAGCAAGAAAAAGAAGGCGCTAATGGACGGGACACCGCATCAGCAAACGCCTGACTGGGATAACCTGGCAAAGAGTTTATGTGATGCAGCACACAGTAACGACAGCTTTATCTACGACTTCAGAGCGACCAAAGTATGGAGCTACGTAGGGGCTATAGAGATAACAAAGACAGACGATGACTGCAATAAGCTTTGATAATTTAACGGGTGATGACAGTAGAATCGAATGGCTTGAGAAAGAATTGGCGCTACATCAAGCGCAGGTTGACTACTATGCGCTACTACTAGAGAAAGAGAAGAAATTACAAAATGAGTGAAATCAAAAGTGTATTAGCTGAGCGTGGGTCGAGGTATGGCGAATTTAAAGATAATGCCCGTGTATCGCAGAATATAAAAGTTGCGATGCAGGATAGTAGGTGGCATGACTTATCAAGCGATAAAAAGGAGGCATTAGAAATGATAGCGCATAAGATGTCGAGAATAATCAACGGCGATCCCGATTACAAGGATTCCTGGACGGATATTATTGGCTATGCAAAGTTGATCGAAGAGACTTTAAACGATGAGTGATGGCGGGAAGGGCGATGCTTCTCGAGTCACTGATAAAAAGCGGTTCAATAGCAATTTTGATAAAATTACTTTTGATACTCAAGAGCCTGAGCTGATTAAAGATAGATTAGGTCGTAAGACATATCGTTTTACTCCAAAGGATGAAAGAGATGATTAGCTGGCCAGAATTCACGTTACCGCCCATCAACCTATGGTCCGCACCACATCAAAAAACAGACGAGCGACAAGACACAGAGAATGATGGATATTTTATTGAAGTTAGCGTCCCTATCGCTGTTCGCAGTGTGGGCTACGATTATTTACAGATTAGATAAATACCTGGGAGCGATGAATGATAAGCGAAAAACTAAAGCAACATGTAAAAGAGAGCGAGGGACTGAGATTGAAGCCATATCTCTGTCCAGCAGGGAAGTTGACGATCGGCTACGGTCATAATATCGAAGATAACGGCATCCCTAAGAAGATTGCTATTGCTCTTTTGGATATTGACTTGGGTGTCGCTCAAGATGAGCTGTTCTCTGCGTTTCCTGCGTACAAAACTCTCACGCAAAACCGGATAGACGCGCTTATCGATATGTCATTCAACTTGGGCATAGCAAGATTAAAGAAATTTAAGCGGATGCATAAGGCCATTGCCGATCATGATTATGAAATCGCAGCAAGAGAGCTGATGGATAGTCATTATGCTAGTCAGGTGGGCAAAAGAGCTAAAAAGAACCGAGACTTGATAATCAATGGCTAACGAGGACGCACATTCAGCAATCGTGGCGTACTACGACCACGAAAGAGAAAAGACAGGGAATGGTTATCCGACAGTCTCATCGGGCGGTGAAAGGGTAGGGGCATCATTACCCTGCTCAAGAGTCCCAGCGGGAGTAACGATGACGGACGTGGCCTTTTTAAAGTTAATGCGAGCCGTGTCTTCTGCGATAGATAGCATGAGAATGAGGGAGTATAAGGCGTACACGTACATCGAGCTGAGATATGAGCGAGAGATGTCATTAGATAAAATCGCTGATCTAATGGGTGTGAGCGAGCGACAGTGCAGGCGATACAATGAGATCGCAGAGGAAACCGTCTTAAAGTATATGTAAACAAACGTAACGATTATCTAAAAAATATTACTATTAGTAACAAAAAAGATGGAATGTCCGCTTTTTAACTGATATAGTGTAATTAACAGTATTGTCAAAGCTAAGCTTATTAAGGTCTTGGCTTTTTTTTTGCCTGACGAAATGTGATATGTGGACTTTAATAGCAAGCGCAGTGAGCGGATTAGTGGGTGCCGTCATGACACCCGTCAATGAATGGCAAAAGCGAAAGACGATCAAGGCGAAACAAAATTTCGAGATAGATAAGCTTGAGCATGAAGCTAATGTTGCCAGGGCTAATGCTTCGATTGAACTGGCAAAAACAGGTCAAGCACAAGACTATGACCTGGATAAGCAATCACAGAAAAACATGCAAAATAGCTGGAAAGATGAATTCATTCTAATTGTTTTCATATTACCAGTCATCCTGGCCTTTGTGCCGGGCTATCAGCAGACAATCAAAGATGGTTTTATAGCCATAGAATCAATGCCGGAGTGGTATATCGCTATCGTAATCGGAATGGTCGTAGTGATCTATGGTCTACGAGGACTTCTGAAATCATATATAGAGCGTACGTCAATAAATGGAAGCAAATAAAATGACACTGACTGAACCGACTTTAGTCGCTATCGCACTGACTGTACTGGGTGCAATAACAGCACTCAGCGCAAGAATAATTAACGAGCATAAGAAGTCGACTGATGAAAAGATCAAAGATTTATCCTTAAAGCTTGATGATATGGACAAAGAACTACAGCACACACGCGAGAACTACGTGACTAAACATGACTTCGGCGAAGCGATGAGCCGATTAATCAAGCAATTAGACAGAATAGAATCGAAGATGGAAGGTAAGCAATCGATTACTGCGTGTAATGCTAATCATACTAGTTAGTAAAGAATGTCGTTAACTGTAAAGCAAGAGTCATTTGTAAATAAATACATAGAGTGCGGCAATGCTTCTGAAGCTTATCGTCATGCGTATGATTATGAAAAAATGAAGAGTACAACCGTTAATCGCAAAGCTAAAGAGCTAATGGAAAACGGCAAGATAACGGCAAGGCTAGATGAACTAAGGGCTATTAGCGCAGAAAGGAATGCTGTGACAGTGGATTCACTCACTAAAGAGCTTGAAGAAGCAAGGGTTATGGCGACAGATCAAGAGGCGGCACAAGCAATGATTGCAGCAACAATGGGCAAGGCTAAGTTGCACGGAATCGGACTTGAGCGCAAAGAAATTACAGGCAAGGATGGCGAAAGCCTAATGCCGACTGGACTGACAGTGACTTTTGTCGGTGTAGATGAGTAGAGTTTTATCAGCTAACTAAAAGGATTAAGAAGGATGGACGAGCAATTTTCACCAATGCAACAGGAATCACCCGCAGAAGAAGCGCAAGAGCATAGTAATAGCATCACTATTACCAAAACTGCTGAGGGCTTTATTGTCAGCGGTATGGGAGCGGACCCGGTTCAACTGACAAGTATCGATGAGGTTTTAGATAACATTAAGACTAAGTTCGCACCCGAGACTGATAGTCCAGAAAGCTTGAATAAGTTATTTAATCAGTCGGCTGATGCCGGCATAGAACAGGGAAAATCCTATTGATAAATGGTATTGATATTACTGAGCAAGCTGGGGTTCTAGCAGATGGGCAGGCAGCCTACTTCTTTAGTGCTGGCAGTGAGACAGGAGTTTATGCGTTCAAAGATCAGGTCGATTCAGGCGAGATCAAGCGCGAAGATATTTACGCTGACTTAGCGAAGATGGTTATTATCAACAGGGACGTTGAGCTTGTACAAAGAGATAGTACCGAACCTTGAGATAGCAGCAAAATTTCAATTTCTATTTAAACCGAAACGCATCAAGGTAATGTATGGCGGTCGTGGTGGTGCAAAAACCATTTCGATTGTTCGTGCCATTCTTACGATGTCAAGCAATCGCGCTATGCGTATTCTGTGCTTGCGTGAGTTTATGAACTCGATTGAGGACTCAGTTCACTCGGCGTTTAGCGGTGAGATTGATAAGCTGGGCTTAGCGTCACTTTATAATGTCAAAGCAAACTCTATCGACTGTACCATTAACGACAGTATCATCCGTTACGGTCAGCTATCACGCAATATTGCTTCATTAAAGTCTAAGTATGATTTTGACATAGCCTGGGTGGAAGAAGCGGAGACAGTGACTTCTAAGAGTTTAGAGACGCTGATACCTACTTTTCGTAAGCCTGGCAGTGAAATCTGGATGAGCTTTAACCCCGATGATGAAAACGGGGCGGTCTATGATGATTACGTTAAGCCTTATCTGAATGAGATACAACAGGACGGTTTCTACGAAGATGAGGATGTGTATGTCGTCAAAGTAGGGCTAGAGGATAATCCCTTTGCACCGCAGGAGTTAATTGATTCTTCGGCGAAGATGAAGAAGGATAACTTTAAGCGATGGCTACATATCTATGGGGGTGAGTGTTTCGCGGACTATGACGATTCAATCATTCAGCCAGAATGGGTTGAAGCTGCGATTGATGCACATGTAAAGATACCATTTCAAGCAGTTGGCGTTAAGTGTTTAGGTTTCGATCCAGCAGACAGCGGTAAAGATGCCAAAGCACTGTGTATTCGGCATGGCTCAGTCATTACTCATGCAGAGGAGTGGACACACGGAGAGCTACCGGATGCAATTAATATCGCATTTGATACGGCACATGAGAAGCGCTGCGACACAATTGTTTATGATGCAGATGGCTTAGGTGCTGGCGTGAAAGTGGGGCTAGAGCAAAGACTCGAAGGCAAGAATATATCAGTAGAGCCGTACCGTGGTGGATCAAGCGTTGATTATCCGCACACTAAATATATGGATGCGACCTATAAGAACGTCTTTAAGAACAAGAGGGCGCAGTATTGGTGGCTACTGAGAGACAGATTTGAAGCAACGTATAATGCTGTTGAGAATGGAATTTATACGGACCCCGAAAAAATGATTAGTTTAAGCTCCGATTTGAAAGGGCTTTCACAATTAAAGACTGAATTAATAAAATTACAGAGAAAACGTACAAACAATAGTATTATCCAGATAGAAAGCAAGCAGGACATGAAGTCCCGTGGGTTTCAATCTCCCAATATTTCCGATGCACTCGTTTATTGCTTCGCAAATAAACCAGCTTTTGATAATTATCGTCCGCCTATCGAGACGTTTAGTTATGATGAAGGTGCAGGATATTAAAGGCAAGGAGCCGATAGCTAATGGATTTAGCACAAAAAGATACTGAAAAAGAGGATGCGACCGAGTTTGAAAGAACAGCGCGAATTAATGCGTTAGGCGTATCTCTAGCTAAGAAGCGTGATAAAGCAGTGAACCATCGCAAGTCTACCGGTATAGAAGCCATCTGGACTGAGGATGAAGAGTTCTATCAAGGAATTGATGACGCTAATCGCGAAGATTTAAAGATCACTGATGAGCAATTCACTACTCGTCGACGCAAGAAGTCAAAGGGTAGTAATATCTTTCTGAATATCACGCGGACTTATACGGATATTGCAGCAGCGAGTATGTCTGATATGCTTCTGCCGAGTTCAGAATCCCCGTTTGAAATCCAAGAAACGCCCATTCCCAGCATAATCGCTGATTCTAAGAAGTCGGAAGAAACTGTCCTGGTGAACGGGCAAGAAACTCCGGTCAAAGATATTGCCCTGGCAATGATTGAAGAAGCCAGGGAATCAGCAGCTAAAGCGAATACTCAAATCGAAGATTGGCTGCTCGAAGCCGACTGGAATGGCGAAGTAAGAAAAGTCATTCGTGATGCCGCTAAGATCGGTTGTGGCGTACTGAAAGGCCCACTCCCTGTTAAGCGTAAGTCTAAGAAGATTACACGTGACGAAGAGTCGGGTGAAGTTAATATCGAAGTGCTACAGGAAACTAAGCCCGAATCTAAACGCATTGACCCTAGAAACCTATACCCTGACCCTGATTGTGGTGAGTCTCTTCATGACGGCTCGTATGTCTGGGAAAAGGATTATGTGACAGCAAAGAAGCTTAGAGAATTAAAAGGCACAAAGAATATTGATGATGAGGCTTTATATATTGAAGGTCAGATTGATCTTATCTTGGCAGAAGGACCACAGAAGAAATACGCCGATGATTCTAATACGTTCACACAAGATGATGAGCGCTTTGAGATTTGGTATTTTACTGGCGAAGCAGACAGTGACGATATAAAAGCAGCAGGCTGTCATTGTGATGAAGGCGGGGCTATATCCGTGACGATCACAATGGTTAATGAGCGAGTGATTAAAGCAGGACTTAATCCGTTAGATAGCGGTGAGTTCCCTTACGATGTCATGACCTGGCAGCAAATGGCAGATACCTGGACGGGTATCGGTGTAGTGAGGCAGATTAGAGCCGCACAAAGAATTATTAACGCTGGTACACGCAATCTGATGGATAACGCAGGAAAGGGCGGAAGTCCGATAACAGTGCTATCTAATGACATTGAAATGGAGGGCGGAGGTCAGATTAATCTAAATCGTGGCGCAGTGATGCGTTTACGTCCCGATTCTGTACTTAATGCACAGCAAGCGGTATCCAGTGTGATTATCCCGATTATTAGTAATGAGCTGATGGCGATCATCCAATTCGCACTGAAGATGGCTGAAGATGTCACCGGGTTACCTATGTTGCTGCAAGGGCAAGCAGGAGCTGCACCCGATACAGTGGGTGGGATGACGATGATGCAGAACAATGCGTCAACGATTCGTCGTAACATCGCACGTACTTTTGATGACAGTGTGACTAGACCGCATATCCAAAGATATTACGAATGGCTATTAATCTATTCAGATGATGAAGAAGCAAAAGGCGACTTTCAAATTGTGGCTCGTGGCTCTACCGCTTTATTTGAGCGTGACGCACAGAACCTAGCGATTCAGCAGATGGGTGCAATGGTTCAGAACCCAGCGTTCGGAATTAACCCGCAGAAATGGATTAAAGAAATGTTCGCTTCACAGAAGTTGGATGCTAAACGCTTTCAATACTCTGAAGAAGAGATGCAGGAAATGCAGGCAGCGGCACAAGAAAATCCACCACAAGACCCTAGAGTTGCCGGTAATATTGAAGTAGCTAAGGTTCGTCAGCAGACAGAAATGGAGAAAGCGAAACTTAATCAGTCGAGCGATATGTCTGAGTTACAGCTTAAACAGCAGATGTCACAGACTGAGCATCAATTCAAGATGCAGCAAGCAAATGAAGATAGACAGCTTGAGCTACAGCTTAAGTCGATGGATAGAGAAATTAAGATTATGGAGTTATCGCAAGCTCAAAACATGAGTATCGATAAGATCAAGGCAGAGTTAGCTCAGACCTCGCTCAGACTCAATACTCAGAAAGACTTGTCGTTAGCTAAGGATGGCGCACCTCAAGTCGCACGAACGAACATGGAGCCGGTAGGCAGAGCTGCTAACGGTCGGGCGTTTGAGCAATGAGAATAGAGCCGCACGAAAGAGAATCGCACTTATGGCAATCGATTAGAGGCCATTTGCAAGAAAGGCTTGAAGTCCTTAGATCAAGGAACGATAAGCCGCAAGATGAAATTGACACCGCTTTAATCAGAGGACAGATTAAAGAAATAAAGAATCTATTAGTATTAGATACAAATCAGGCGCATGAAGCCCCTGGACGTTAAATAGTCGGCTCACGCCCACTAATATGGAGCAGTAAAGATGGATCAAGTCGAAGTTGAAAGTGATGTAGTAAATGTTCAAGATGCGTTTGAAAGCGGATTTTCTGATGTGCGTGAAGAACCCGCAGAGGAAATTGAAGCTGATGAGGTTGAAGAGCAGAAAGAGGACGCAGGTTATTCGCCTGAACAGATACAAGAGTTTATTGCAAAAGCGGCAAGAGTGGACGATCTGGAAAAGCAGATGGAAAGCACAACGCAGAAGCTATACGGTAAATTTGGAGAAGTTCAGCGTGATATTCAAAGCTTAC